GCTCTGCAGATATCCATCGCCCTGCCAAAGGCATGTTGACTGGTAGGGCTGAATTCTTTGCATTCATCGGTTCTTAACCCTGACTGCTCAAACTTCCCACCAAAGCACCAGTCATTAACAGTGCATAGTCCCAGTTTCAGGCGTAACTGATCCAGAGTAATCAAAACCCGTTCATCAATCAGGCTGATCGCTCTTTCCCCCATCTTTTTATAAACCGATGGCGGAACCAGCTCCTGAACTTTAAAGAACCGGGGCTTATACATGGCTTAAGCAGCCCTGATATCATCGGTATCTGCCCTGGACAGATAGCGAGTACCATTAATCCGCACAAAATCAGGGCTGGTAACATCAAAGGGAATAGTGGTCATATGTTTCTCACCGCCAGCCTGGTCAATATCCAGCAAGCTGCTGATTCGCAATAAACATCCAAACAGCTCCACCTGCATTTTTTCATTGCCGGTATCGGCATAGGCATTGATATCAAAGGTTTTCAGGTCGCGGAACGAACCAGCTCTGGAAGCAGAGTCCATAATCAGCTTGAGGTTCTGGGCATCCACTTCAAGTTCGCCACTGCATGCCACTTCGCCATCCACATAATCGTTGGGGATACCACGGTCTTTTGCCACTGCCCGGCTGTCTTCGATATCGGCGGTCATGGAGTTGACGAATATCAGCAAATCGCCCAACTGGATATTGAAACTTTTTCCTGAAATTCTCATAAGAACCTCGCATCAGGCGGCTGCAGAATACTGCTGCAAATCCAGAGTAATATTCGCGGTTATCTCTTTGGGAGAGGCGTAGGGGCGCAAGGTGAAATACACCTCAACGGCGTATTTGCTCGGCCATTCAATCACAACATCCCCGGCCTGTGGTGGCTCAATCTCACCGGGGAAGGGAGTGCCATTAATCTCAACCCCATGACTCATTTCCCGCAGGGGAGTCATAAAGTAGGTTTCATTAAAGGCAATAGATTGTGCTGTGCTATTCAATAGCCGGTCAGCCACGCGGGCAACAGCCAGAAGATAAATACGTCTGGCGGCTTTATCGGTTACCCGCAGGTTTTCTATAACTCGGTAATCACTGGTTTCCGGGGCCAGGGTATAACCGTCAGACGTATAGATTCCATCGTAATCTTCGTACCAGGTGGGTACGGTAAAACGGCCATTGTCGTGCAGATCCTGCAAGACTGATTTATCCAGTGGCCTGCCATTGGTATCGACAGGTCGTTCAGCGTAGTTTCCAATCAGCGAACCGGTGGCAGTTCGCATCGGGCTGTCGGCCACACTCACGGCTTTATTCGCCAGCCTGCCAGCCAGTGTTCCCAGAAAATCAGAGTACAGAAGAGGAACCACCACAACCCGGTCAGCCGCTACAGCATCAGTGATGGCTTTTGCCGCAGTGGTGTAATCACTCCAGGTCTCTGGTGATTCACCAATCAGGTCAATTTCACGGAATGCGGCCTGAAAAAATGTACGGCGCTGGTATTTGCCGATCATGCTTTCGGCTTTGGCGTGCATATCTTCCAGCTCTGTTGTACTGGATACCGGGTCGCAGCAGACAACCGATTCAACGCTAACCTGACCAACCGCATCATCAACAGAATCCAGTAAATCAGCATCGGCAGACAATGGCAGGAGGTATCCAAACCAGTTCTGCCCACCATTATTGATAGCGGCCTTAACCTGAGTTTTCAGGTTGCTAGGGGCTATGCCCAGCAAATCATCCAGATCCGTCGACATATTGATAGAATGAACCTGGTCAGTCACCTCAGAATCGCCTGCCACTCCGGTAAACAGATCCAGGCATTCAACGGCATCAGGAGATCCCTGCCCCAGATCGAGGTTGTTAACGGTAACGGAACCTAAAGACATTTCCTGTTACTCCTGTCATACCGGGGTTTTGGAACGGCGTTCCCGTTCCCGGACAATTTCATTGCTTAACAGCTCGGAGGCATCGGCTCCGGGCACTCCCAGAAAGGGTCGGGCAGGTATTTTCACTGTCCAGCGTTTTGGTGGGGTTTCGGTTTTCTTCAGCTTGCGGATAATCAGTGCAGCCTGTCCCATTGACATGGTGTCAACGATGGTTTTCTGGCTTGGCTTTTTTCGCTTTGCCTTACCTTTGTTGGCTCCTGACTTAAAGGTTTCTCCGGTACTCACCGTATAACCCTCTTTAATCAGTGCCTTTGCCTGTTTACGGCTGGCGGGTTGCTGATAATCAGGCTGACCGTGAATGCTTAACATGCGTGACGCATTAAATACTTCCGGTATCCCAAACTGGTGACGGTAGGCAATACGGGCAACCATACGATTCGGCCATGTAAGACTTACATTTTTTGCGTTAGCAAAAAATTTGATGGTCTTTCCCATCTTTTTTAATACTTTAGCTTTGCCGTATTTTCGTTTTTCCATGGTTTTGCCAGTGGTGGTTTTCTGCTGTCGGATATGGTCACGGCTGGCTTTTTGAAGTTTTCTTCCAAGGTTTTTGAAAATACGTTTTTTTGATGTTCCGGGCAGTGTTCGGATGTTAATGGCATGATTAATTGCAACAGCTCGGTCTGCATCAAAGGTGGTGGACATCTCAGGAACCATAAGAGCGATCCTCCGGCTCCACTTCATCGACATTCCTTGCTACATCAACCAGTGGTTCATCAATCAGGTTCCATCGTTGACCCTGCCAATGAATATTTCCGTTGCTACCCTCTACCACCATCACCGGTTCGGTAAATTCAATAGAAATATCAACATCCCACTGGGTTCCCGATGCGTCCAGTGCTTCAATATCAATTTCAGGATCGGGCATTTGTTGTTGATCCCGGTCAGGATCGTGATCATCCAGCCAGGAGGCCAGCCATGCCGTGATCAAACGGGCATCTCCGGTATAACGCTCTATCAGGATGGTGCATTGATAATGCAGTGTGCATAGCTCCACGTAATGACCCATGTTATTACCTGACATAAGCACAGAACAAAGGTCTACCCAGTTATCAATATTCTCTCTGGCAACAATATTCATGCCAGCCAGATAATTTGTGAGATCTTCCAGCTTACGGCTCATAGCAGATCCACCGTAATATCAGACAATTCAAGAAATGCCCTGATAGCCTTGTCAGCGTTGCAAAGGTTGCTCACCTCGGTGTCATAAGATGTTTTTGCCTGATTCTCTGCCGGTTCCCGTCGGTCAATGGTGGGGTAATCCCGGCAGATAATGGCTTTGCAACGGCAGGATACAGCCCGGCGATAGAGCATCAGTAGACGGCTTTCGTCGGCTATGGTTTCGGCGGGAACATCCGCGAGACTGTCATAGCCTTCATCCATTTTTTGATGGCGGTAATCAACCAGCTGGATATTGGTCTCCATCATGGCGTGGCTTAAATGTGCCTTGATGGTTCCGGTTTCAAGCTCACTGGGTACACGATAATCCCGGCAGAATTGAGCAATATCCACGTCCGGCCAGAAAGGCTGGTTCTCAATAGTGCCTTCTCTGGGTTCGGTCTGTTTACCGGAAAACCTGTCCATAACAAAACCCCAAACCTTAAAGCCGGAACAGGACAACAAAAGCAAACCCCAAACCCGATTGATTTGATTGCTTATGTGCCTGCCCGGTGTGGGTGTTGCGGAGTCTGTTCATTAATCCAGTTTCTTTTTCAGCTGGTTAATCTTGGTGGTGCATTTTGCCCCTGCCGGATCTATCTCAGTGGCTCTGATAAAATGTTCCAGGGCGCTTTTCAGTTCACCTTTACTCATATCTACATCGCCAGACAGCTTGTGATATTTGGCAATCAGTTCCCTGGGAACCTTCCAGCCATCATTGACCATGGCATCAAAGATTTCAGTAAACTCTGGTTCGTGTGGTTGTCCTCTGGCAATCCGGGCATTAGCCCAGACCAGAACACTGTCAGCAATAAAGGTAGGAAGATTGGATTTCTTAAACCGCTCCGGCATTGGCTGTTTCTGCTCCATGGCGCAACACATAAAGTCCATGGCTTCAGTAACCTGTCCGGTATCCAGCAACATAATAATCACTTCCACCAGAACCGGATTCCGATAACTCTCCCCATCCTCTATATATTTCTGTGCAGCAGAAATATATTTGGGTATCAGGAATTCCTGTTTCTGTTTGTTCTTGTCGTCGGGTGACAAGCCAGACAGTTTTTTCAGGTCGGTTTCCAGGCTGTCAACCAATAGCTGGAACTGGTCGTAATCTTCCGCAGTCTGGCGGATGGTTTCGGATTCGTAGTCTTCGGCCAGCTGGTCTTTTTTTTCAGCTTCGCGTTTTCTGATCTGATCCCATTTAAAATTCAGAGCGGTGGTGACTTTCTCTGTTTTTCTTCCAGAGGATTTTGAAGAAGCCGTTTTTTTCCTGCCGGATTTAACGGCTTCTTTAAATTGTCGTGCGATAGGCTGCATGAAATCTATTCCTCCTTATACAGATACAGGAGGTGGTTCAATAGCAGGCGGGTCAAGCACTACGTTTTCTGCCTCAATGGCTGCAATACCTTCCAGATTTTCAATCATGTAGGCATCGTTTGAGCTGATAAAATCCTCTACCCGATTACGTTTCGGGTAATCGGCCATCTGTCGTCGGGTTCTGCCGGACTGGAAGTACAGAGAAAGGTTTTCGGTATCAGTAACCATGATGCCGGTATCAGGGAATCCCGGAACAGCAATAGAAGGCAAACCACCATAGGTTTTTTCAAGCACCATGACCTGACTTTTTTCGGTAGGCTGCTGGGCAAAGGATGACAGGGATTTACCCATATCATTAGCGATCAGATGTCTGCCGATAATGGCCACTTCGCTGCCGGTTCTCTGGGCATCATCAATCATGGTGTAAATGTCGTAGGTTATGGCATCCAGATTTTTATAATCACCAAAGGGGCCGATGGTTATTTCACCGCTTCCATCAGAGGATTCAGTCAAATAATGCTCTGGCTTGTTATCCATCAGCAGTTTGATCCAGCCGATGTTGACATCTTGCAGATTAGTGTTGGTGTCCGGGTCGGTTTCGGCGGCGGCAGAAGTGCCATGCCAACCTATTAAAATGCGATCCAGTGCAATTCTTCGGTATACCTGATCCATATACCGGTCCATGAAGTCCGGAAAGCGTGCCCATGCATCCAGCAGGTCATAGGAGAAGGAGATATCAAATTCTGTCAGCTTGCATTCGTACTCAATGCCATCCGGTGGTTGCATGGATGTGGTTTCACGATCCTTGCTGTCTACATCGGTGCGTTTTGCCAGGGGACTGTAGATGCCAATTTTCAGGGACTGACCTTTTCTGTCGGTCACCGGCAACATATTGATGCGTTTAAGAAAGTCACTGGAATCCTGAATGGCACTGTTGAGCATGGTTTCCAGAGGTTCCTGAACGGCAAATGCGCTTTTGGTACTTTGCACACCGTAAGACTGGCACATGGCCTTTTGCAGTTCGTTGAACCTCTGGCGGGTTAAATCTCTCATTACTGCACCTCAAACGAACTGTTTCTCTTGACCAGCCCCGGTTCCGGCTGGTTTCTCCGTTGCGGGTTTACCTGCAACGGCTTTGGAAAGCTGGGTTTCAACGGCACTTAGCCGGTCACTGAATTTTTCAATAGATTCCAGAATCTTGTCTGATTCGGCTGTGGTTTCGCTGCCGGTTTCAGTGGTGGTTGACGGGGTTTCAGGCTTTGCAGCAAAGGTTGCATTGGCAAACTTGTCTGCAAGGGTGTTGTTCAGACCTTCGGTAGCCTCAAGCTGCTTTTCAGCCAGATCCTTGAGGGTGTTAAATTGATCTTCAGTCATTTCTGTTTCCTCTGGATCGGACTGCTTCATTTCCCGGCTTAACATCCGTTTCAGATATTCAAAAAGGGTCTCTTTTTCAGGGTCATCAAATTCCGGCAATACATCAGAACTTGAATAATTAATGGTTTCGGATTGCTGGCTAATCAGTAACGGGCAGGTTTTCTGTCCTGCACCGTTTTTGGAAAACTGCAGCAGGCTGGTTCCCAGGCTGGCGGGTTCATCGGTGACGGCCAATCCCATCAGGTAGGCTTTTCCGCTTCCGGCAAAATCAGGTTCCAGCTCCATGGAGGTATGCAGTCGTTGCCCTTGAGAGTTCATTTCGATCAATCGGCGGTTTGGATGGATCTTTGCCTGCAGAACGGTTCTGTCTTTTTTGTCGGTACTGGTGCGTACCTTGGCGACTCTGCCAAAGTTGCCAAACCACCAGAGCAAGTGCTCGGAGCTGATAACGGCTTCGTATTCATCAGGGTCATAGGTTTCAGCGGCTTCCAGCAACATCTGCTCACTGATTTTGCGACCATCAACCGTTGGGCCTGCTGTGCCTATGGTGAGCCAGTCTGTGGTTAAGGGCATGGCGTAGGGTTTTGTCGGGTAAGTGCTGAAGGTTTAGCTGTGAAATCGGTTTAATTAAAGAAATTGTGTTTGTATCTGTTCCTAAAATCGGGAAACAGGAATTTTCAGGAATCGCAGTTTACAACCGGGTATTACACTCCCGGCATGGCTAACCAGAAAGACACTATTGAAGCAGCCCGCTCAATGTATATTACCCGGCGACGGGTGACGGATATTGCCCGAACATTGGGAATTACCCGCAATACCATTTACCGATGGGCAAGGCAGTACGGCTGGGACAACCTGAAAACAGAAGGTTCCCCTCTGGAAGTTGGAAAACAACGGCTGGCACTGTTGTTGGCGGTGTGCAACAAGTCAGAAACACAGCAGGCAGAAATAGATTTGCTGGTGAGTGTGGTTGAACGGCTGGAGAAACTGGAGCAACGGGCAGAGAAAACCAGTCCGGAAGGGAAACGGGAGAAAGGCAAGCCGAAAAAGAAATCATCCAATGATTTTACCGGCATAGACCGGGATGAGTTGCTGAAAAGATTTCGTGAAAGCCAGTTTAAATATCAGTTTGACCAGTACCAGCATATTGATTGCCGTATTCGGAACTTGCTGAAATCCCGGCAGATCGGCTTTACCCGTTACTATTCTGCAGAGGCATTTGTTGACTCTATTCTGACAGGGAAAAACCAGATCTTTCTTTCGGCCTCAAAGAACCAGGCAAGGGTGTTTGGTGATTACATCAAGGGGTTTGCCATAGAATGGTTTGATAAGGATCTGAAAGGCCGTGACCGTATTGATATCCATACCGATGCAGGGCTGACCAGCTTGCATTTACTAAGCAGCAACAGCTGCACTGCCCAGGCTTTTAACGGAAACCTGTATTTTGATGAATATTTCTGGGCAAAAGATTTCGAAAAGCTGGACAAAGTTTCAAAAGCCATGGCAAGCCAGAAACGGTATCGGAGAACATACTTTTCTACACCATCGGCCATGAGCCATCCGGCTTACGGAATCTGGACGGGTGAGCCATTCAAAGAGAGGTTTCGAAAAAGAAACCAGCAGGTTCCAGAGTTTCCGGGCGAAATGCAACTTCGCAACGGAATACTATGTCCCGATAAACAGTTCCGCCAAATCATCACCATTGATGATGCCATCAAACAGGGCTGTGACCTGTTTGATCTGGAAGAACTGGAGCTGGAATATTCAGAAGAAGAGTTGGAACAGCTCTTCCGTTGCAAGTTTATTGACGACAGCAACAGCCTGTTTCAACTGGCAACCCTGCAACCCTGCCTTTCAGATCTGGCAGACTGGCGGGATTTCAACCAGGAACGGTCAAGACCCTATCTGAATAAACCGGTATGGATTGGCTACGACCCGTCAAGAACCAGAGATGGAGCCTGCATTGTGGTACTGGCTCCACCAAAGCGGCTGGGTGGTCAGTTCCGGGTGATAGAGCGTATTCGTATGCTCAACCATAGCTGGCTATATCAGGCGGAAAAGATACGGGCGCTCACTGAAAAATACACCGTGGATTATATCGGCATTGATTTAACCGGCCCCGGCTCCGGAGTCTTTGAACAGGTACAACAGTTCTACCCCAATGCCAGATCCATTCATTACACCATCGAATCCAAGACCCGGCTGGTGCTCAAAGCCCAGGAAGTGATCGGCCAGGGGCGGATACTCTGGGATGCCTCCTGGAGTGATATCGCGGCAGGGTTTATGCAGATCCACCGCACCACCACCAAACATGGACAGATAACCTATGTTGCGGATCGTTCGGAGCGAACCGGCCATGCCGACAGTGCCTGGGCAATCATGCATGCACTGATCAATGAGGGGCTGAATTTCCGCAATATGCGTCCGTCGTCCTATACCTTCGGTGATGAATATGAGCAAGCGGCGTAAAAAGCGGGGTTCAGTGTCAGCGCAGGAGTTCCGTATAGGTGACCCGGAACCGGTGCTGGATAATATGCTGGATTATCTGGGCGTTTTCCTTTCGCCCTGGGCAGGGTATTACGAAACTCCGGTTTCATTAATCGGCCTTAGCCGGATGCGGCACGCCAATGCCCAGCATGGGCGTTGTCTGAACTTCAAACGCAATATTCTAAGCCGGTTCTTTCAGCCCAATGACTATGTGAGTATGCAGGACTTCCGTTGTGCCTGTTATGACCACCAGTGTTTTGGTATGGGGTATTTTCAGATTATTCGAAACAGTTTCAACGGCATTGCAAAGTTGCAACATCTACCAGCCCTGAATATGAGGAAAAAACCGGATACGGAACAGGGTGAAACCCAGTTCTGCTGGCTTGGGCCTGACAAACTGGCTCCGGTAGACTTTCAGCCCGGTGAAGTGATTCAGACTCTGGAATACGACACGGTTCAACAGATTTACGGAATACCAGACTGGCTCTGTTCCATGCAGGCTTTGTTATTGAATGAAGAGGCAACGTTATTCAGGCGCAAGTATTACCGCAATGGCTGCCATATCGGTTATATCCTCTATACCACTGACCCTAACCTTGATCCTAAAGTTGAAAAAATGCTGAAAGACAAGATACGGGAAGGGAAGGGTGCAGGTAATTTCAGGAGCCTGTATGTCAATATCCCAGGCGGAAAAGAAAAAGGTGTGCAGGTAATCCCGGTGGGTGATATCAGCCAGAAAGACGAATTCCAGCGAATCAAATCTATCTCTGCCGATGATGTGATTGTGGGGCATGGTATGCAACCGGCGCTGGCAGGTATCCGGCCAGAGGGCAACCAGAGTTTTGGTGATATTGAAAAAATTGTTCGGGTTTATATTGAAACCGATGTGAAAAGCATGGTGCAACCGTTTTTGAATTTGAATCAGGAGCTGGGGGTTGAGCTGTTTAGTTTTGATTTTGAGTTGCCGTTGATGGCGGGTAGTTCTGGTGCAGCAACTACAGCTGCTGCCTGATCCCATTCCAAAGGAAAGAGCTATTGCACTATGCAACCGGTCAATAAGGCGGATGCTGGATAATTACCGGAAGTATCATAACCCAAAGTATCCGCCACTGATCAGGAAGCGGTTGCAGTTGCGGCAACGGCTGAAACGCTGCAATCAAACCCATTTTACCCGTGAGGAACTGGGGTTGGTTCCTCCTGGGTGGTTGATTCGGGAAATTGGGGCATTATCTGGATTGATTGTCAGAACTAATCGGTTTTGTTAATCCCTTTGATTTGTTTTGCAAGATCCAGTGCAGCTTTAAATTCTCTGGCTTGTCTCTGTCCTCTGGAAATTTCCAGTAGTCCGCATTCCTCAATGACTTCTGGTGATGCCAGCTTCAGGCTCATATCACCAGTAAACTGTAAAACCTCGTTGCAGTATGAACAGATAGTCACATCATAGGGTTTAGGCTCATGGTCGTGGTCAACAGCGGTGAATCCATCAATCAATTTATTACAGGTAGGGCAATGTGGTCGGTTGTTAAGATGTCCTGAGTTCATGGCTATTGGATACCGCTACAGTGATTTTTGAAACGTCTAACCTCTTCGCTGGCATCGGTTGGCCTATCATACCCAATCAAAATACTCTTGCCGCTAACCAGTAAGTACTTTACCAGGTAGTCCTTTTGGGTATCCTTTTCCAAACCGCAATAGGAAACGTGTTCTGGATTTACCAGAAATCCGTTACTGCATTCGAATAATTTCATGGTGTGTCAGTGTTCGTGTGAGAGTTGCTGAAAGTACAAAACAAGGTGTTTAGGATTAAAGGCTCCCGGCTCAATAGAGGTAAGATCGGCAAGCACCATATCATCAGGGCTACATTCTGCGATGGTTTTGTACTGGTCATAGTTCAGTATCAGGTCATGGAGGTTATAGGTGTTTATATTCATACCGTTGTTCTGGTACAGGTATATAGCAGCCTTAACATGGTGCAGCTCAAGATTATCGCAAACAAAACCGGTACTGTTTTTCTTCTCTTCAGGATATTTTTTCAAAATATCCTTGAACTGCTTTTTGATATATCTGAGGATTGATTCAGGTTTCATTTGTCAGCCATTTTCATCATATTAATGATGTTGCCAGTGAGAGTTTCACCAAATATGGTGGCGGCCTTTTCAGGGTTATTTGAGTGTCGGGCGATATCTGCACCCAGAGCGGAGGCAACCATAATTACATGGTCATAAACCTCACAGGCATCGGCTTCCGGGTTGGTGGACTTAACCGTAAACTCTATGGTTTTAGCCAGGTTTATCAGCTTTTCAGTATCAAAGGCTCTTAATGGCTCAGACATAGATAATGTTTCTCTATAATGTGTTTGTTTCTATCGAGACAAACGAAAGGTTGATATGAAGGTTGTTTGTCCGCACTGCCGGGAAAAATCCACTATTCGTTCCAGCAACAGGATCTCTGCCGGGGTAGCTGAACTGTATTGCCAATGTGAGAATAAAAGTTGCGATTCAGCTTTTGTGATGACTCTTGCCCATAAACACGATACCCGGCCACCAAAAGCCGAAATAGACAATATAGTGGCCGAACTGGTCAGGCGTATGACCTCAGACGAAAAAAAACAGGTTATGTCACTGTTAAGGATTGATTAGTAGGATGCCGGTTTTCTATCTGAACCAGGCTGCCGATATTTTCGTGGGCTTTTCTGTGCTCCCAGGAAAGAATAGTTCTGACGTGAGAGCGGATACGCTGCATTAGTTCTTCTTCATACTCCCCCATAAAAACCTCTTTCACTACGTGGTCAGGATCGTAGGTGTAATTATCTCCATACCACGCCAGGGGAAAAGGAAATGAAAATCTTATTGTAATTAACCCATCACGTTCGTGTTTTTCAAGGATGTTAATGATTGGATCTTTATTAAGATGTGAGCATTTATAGTTGACAGTGTTATCCATTAAACAAACCTTTATGGTAGCTGGTAGCTGGTAGCTGGTAGCTGGCAGCTGGTAGCTGGTAGCTTGTTATTTTAGATATCCGGTTATTAGAACCGGACATCAATATAGACCAAATATTGTTTTATCAGTTAGTTACACGACAGTTAAAAATAGTTTAAATAAAAAATAGTTCAAATATTGGTTCGTTTCAAACCATAATCAACCGGTTAGCATCAGTAAGAGGTAATAGGTTGAAATGGTGCATAACGTGTATACCAGTGATGAACACAGTCAGTTCTCAATACGGTTAAAAATTAAAGATCGTGACTATCTTCATGCTGAAGCTCGTAAAAATAACCGTTCCCTTAATGCTGAGATTTCCCGCAGACTGGCGTTTACCATTGAACATGAATACCTTATCGAAGATCGTGATGTGGAACTGGCGGCATCACAAATACAGGATAAAGTCAGGAGTGGTGCTTATTCAGGTGATGGAGAGTTAGTCGTACAATTGCAGCAGGTTTCCCATAAAATTGACCGGTTGCAAAATTATCTTGATAGTGAATCCTTTGCCGTTCGCCTGTTCAAACAGGCTTTATCGTACTTTTCAAAAAAGTAGTTCTGCTTTAATCCTTTGTGTTGCGATGGTTGCAGGCAGTGCAACAGCTGCAACTTCGCAACCGGCTGATAGTCAGCCGGTTCAATATACCCTGACTACAGAGCAACGCCAGCAAATAGAAGAGCGTTTCTACTCTGGAATTGAAAGGCTTGCAGAGGAAATTGCTGTCCAGTTTGACAGGTCGATGCCGGATGATTATCAGCGTTTTGCTGAATACAAAGTTAAAGATTGGTTGCCAAGATACAACAAGCTTTATGATGTTTCTAACAGGGCATCTAATGAGTTTGCAGGATGGAATTTTGATCCTGAATATCAGAGGTTGAGAAACTATCACTCAGGGTTGTTTGAGCTTAATTCAGCGACCATATTTATGCAAAATTACCTTATGTATAAAGATAAGCATGCATTAAGGACTGCGAGAGATAAGATGGGGAAAGTGCAGGAGCTGGTATTCCCCCACACCATAGAAAACTGACATGTTTCAGAGGTTGCAAGCCTGCAACCTCTGAAACTCAGGCTTTAATGCTCGATCACCGGTCCGGTAGCCGCATAACAGGTTTCCTCCTGAAAGTTCAGCAAATAGTTTGCCCACTCTTTAGCTTTTCTAAGGCATTCATCCATGGTATTACCCGCAAACCTTTCGCTGGTTTTATAGTTCCAGTTGTAGGCGTAAAAATTACCAGAAAAAAACAGTGGTCTTGGGGTTGATACGGTCACAACAATCCGATCATTTCTGGTCTCTTTTCCAGTGACCTTTATTAGCGGATCTTTGCCCAGGCTGTGCAGGGGAAGGGTTATTGTCCGGTTCAGATCCATATCAACAACCGGTGCTACAAAATCCATGTTTTCCATTACTTGCCTTCCTTAATGAAATCTTTGCTATCCTGCAGGGTTTTCATGCCTGACAGTGACTCGGGTAACATATCGCCAGCTCTGAACAACCAGCATTGTATGGTTTTTCCGGCTCTCTCTCGCTGGCTGCTGCGGATCGACTTGCGGCCAATTACCGGCATAGCCTGGCTGAACTTTAGCTTTGTTGTCAGGGTTGCTTTGCTGCAACCGGGAAGCGCCATATCAAGACAATAGTCCTGGTACTCCGTCAGGCTAATAGCGATAACATTTACCTGACGGGAGTGGTTCAGTTTTTCCAGCCCGATCTTTTTCACGTTCTCCCAGAACTGCACTACCTCATGGTGTTCACGGATCACTTTAGGCTGAGCCTTTAGCCTGATACCTGCCAGCTTTGCCACCTGCTTTGCCAGCTCTACCCGAATCTCTGCGCTGACCGGGTAGGCGTTGGTTGAACTGTTAAGCAACTGGTCAACAATGCAGCCAATATGCTCAATCCTTTCAATAGGGTCAGGTTCGGCTTTAGGGGCTATGGCACGTTGTTGTTTACGGAACTCTTCCTTCTGCAATTCCTCCATAATTTCAAAGGCAGTAAGAAAGGCTTCTTTCTGTTCCAGCTTGCCCACAAAGCTCATTGCCCAAAGGCTGAAGCCTTCACGAGTCATACGACAGCCGACAATGGATTTACCGCGTCCGTCTACGGCATCCATGGGTTCGAAATGTTTTTCGTAAAACGCTTTGGAGCAATCGAGGCTATTGATGCGTTTCATCAGGTCTATTAACGGGCGGTTAAACACCTTGGCAACATTTTCCGAGGTGCAGACCACCCGGCCACTGTGCAAAGACAGCAGAGGAGTGATTTGTGTCATGGATTGTACCCGGTTTAGTGGTTGGTGCTCAGTTGCTGGTTAATCCAGCCGGAGCCATTGACCGGGTAAGCGAAATACCAGCAATCACCTTTGGCTTTGGTGTGGTAGCGGCTGCCAAGGTAGGGAGTATCGACACTGTGCTCCAGGGCTTCTTCCAGCTCCTTCCGGGTTAGTACCGGTTCCAGTGACAGTTCTTCAAGGGCGGTGTAGTAATCCGCAATAGAAAGGATTAGCAGTCCATGTTCTTTGGACAGGTTGCGTTCAAACAGCCCGATGTTTTTCTGATGTTCCCAGAAAATTGACACACTGGGGTGTTCGCTTTTCTTGCCTGGCTCAATGCCCATTTCCCGCAGGGCTTTGTTTTTATCTTCAAGCAAAAGGCGGTCGCTGCCAGCATTCAGGGCTTCACGGCTTTCCTGAAGGATCATTAGTTCGATGGAGCGTGCAGCATCAAAGCTGAAAGGGGGCAGGGCAACAATCTGGTCAACCAGCTTACCGATCTGGTCGATATGTCCGGCACGGATTTCCAGCGGGGTTTTCGGGCGGTTGTTGAGAAGGCGGGCTTCCATCTCGTTAAAGGCATTGATGTATGCCACTTTCCAGACGGCGGCTTTTTTGCCAGTGAAACCCATGCATAGGAAAGAGAAGCCGTCTCTAGTGATTTCGTAGCAGGGGAGTTTTCGACCAGTTGGGTCTTTAAATTCACTGAGCGCAAAATTGCGCTCAGTGAATTCCGCTGGGCAATCTAAATTTCGGATAGAGCGCAGAACGTCTTTATGTTCTTTCTCAAAATGATTAGCAATATCCAAAGAGCTGCAAGTGATCTGGTTGTTCTGAACATGCATTTCAGACAACAGTTCTTTTGAAGAGTTATTAATTTCGATTAAGGCAGACATGCTGACATCCTGAGTAGGTTTATAACCGCCTCCAAGAGTTTCCTGGCTCAATGGGAGACGGACTGGATGAGGCTAGGAAACCCGGTTACTCAGTGAACCGGCGCATCTTGACATGCATCAAGTTGCTCCCCACCCAGCCCGCCATAAACAGGTGTGCTGAATGCTGCACAAAAAAAGACGCATATTTAAGAGCGCCTTTTGTGCTCTGAGTAAATAATCGGGTTTCCTAAGCCCGGCAACGGATTTTGCCGCTGCGGGATGAAGTATCTTCTAATGGTCTCATAGTGTCAACTTATTTGTACGGTTGTGCAGAAATGTATAAATTAATGCACATCTGCATATTTATTTCAAGCTGTGCAACACCGTGCTACATTGTAATTGTATTCGATAAAGGAGCGACACAATGAGCACGAGAAGCCTGTCTCTACGGCTGGAAGAAGACACCATAGACCGACTGAACCAGATAGCCAGCGCCACCGACCGGGATGATATCTGCAGAGC